TGAAACAACTTACAGAGCAACAGATAGTAGATAATTGGAATAAGTTAATACAACTTATCAAAGATACGTTTCCAGAAGATTATCCTGATAATAGAAGAGAAAAACTTCTTAAAATGTATCATTATTTTGAAGAGAGAATGTCAGTAGCACCTGCTAGTGGTAAAGCGGCTTATCATAACGCTATGGTTGGTGGTTATGTAGAACACGTATTGCATGTTACCGATTGTGCAATTCAAATTAAAAAGCTGTGGGAGTCTAATGGTGCGATGATTAACTTTACCGATGAAGAAATGATATTTGCTGCTATGCACCACGACTTAGGTAAGGTAGGAGACTTAGATCAAGACTATTATATCCCACAAGATTCCGAATGGCATCGTAAGAATAGAGGTGAGATATTTAAACACAATCCTAATCTTCAATATATGACAGTAACAGATAGAGCCATTTTTCTTTTAAATCACTTTGGTATTAAGATGTCTCAATGGGAGTATATCGGATTAAAATTAACCGATGGTATGTATGAAGAAGGTAATAAAACATATTATATGTCTTACAATCCTGATTGGAGTTTAAAAAGTAATATAGCATACATACTTCACCAAGCCGATATGATGGCAACACATATTGAGTTTGATGAATGGAATAGAGCTGATGAAGAGTTTAATACCAATCTAACTACCAATATGAAAAAGGCAGTAGAACCAAAAACTGAAACTAAACAGCCATCACCTAAATTAAGTGAAAAATCACAAGATTTATTTGATGAATTATTTGGAGATAAATAAATGTTTTTAGAAATAAGTCTTGTATTTATGGTCCTTTTATTCGTAACTTCTTGTTATGCTATATGGAATTTAACAACTAAACAAGAAATGCTTGAAGATTGGATTACAAATTTTATAAAGGCTGTAGAAAAAGTACAATTTGATTTGAAACAGGTAGATTACAAAGGTTATTTTGAAGCCGATGATGAAGTAGGTATAATATTCAAAGAAATACAAAAAATAATAAAACAACTAGACAACTTCAAAGGAGAAGAACAATAATGCCATCAGCACACACATCAGGTTCAGCAGTTAAAAAGACTCGCAAAAGAAAGAAGAAAAAGAAAAATTACTACTTTCATGAGGGTACTGAAAAAGCTATAATCAGATACAATAATAGTGATAATCACTATCTGAGAAATAAAATTTACAATGAACATATAAGATTTGCTTTTAGTAAATTAGCAGAAAATATAATTCATACTTTTAAATTTTATTACTTTGATACAAATTCAGAAGAAGTTAAGAATGAAGTTGTATCATTTTTGGTTATGAATATGCATAAATTCAAAGAAGGTAAGGGAAAAGCTTTTTCCTACTTTAGTATTGTGGCTAAAAACTATCTTATTCTTAACAATAATAAGAACTATAAGATGGGTAAGATTCATGATAAAATAGATGTTCTTGATTATAGAAGAAATATTATAGGTGAGGTTAATACTAGAGATAGATCAGAAGTTAATTCTCTTTTTACAGATGAGCTACTTAGATTTTGGGAGTATAATCTTACTAATATTTTCCGTAGAGATAAAGATATTAGAGTTGCTGACGCTGTTTTACATATGTTCAGAATGAAAGAGAATATAGAAAACTTTAATAAAAAAGCTCTATACATCCTTATTCGTGAGATGACAGGCTCAAACACCCAACACATCACTCGTATAGTTAATATGATGAAAAAGTATAATAAAAGACTATATAGTGAATTTGATTCAAAAGGTGTGGTTGATATTTCCTACACCGGCTCTCTTATAAGAGATGAATAAAAAAAAGGGGATTGAAAAATCCCCTTTTTTGTTTTAGAACTACTTACGAAACAAACCCACCAACACCAACAGCGCGACGAGTCCAGCGAAACCAGATTCGCCGAATGTGTTTATGATTGATGTCAGGTTACCAATAACGTTGACGCCAAAGACACCACTTCCAAATATTACTTCGGATATAGCACCTATAGCTACAAAAGAAATAAGTAAATGAGCTAAGTCATCTATATATCCCTTTACCATTGTTATTACTTCCTTCATGTTTAGTCTCCTATTAATTAACAAAAAAGGGAATTTCTTCCCTATATATAATTATCATATATATTATTAAAAAACTAATTAATCAAATATTTATATATGTAACAATTCCCTAAAATAAAAGAGGTACAATGATGGCTAACGATTACGAAATATTTGAAGGTAAGTCGTTATCTGGCTTATTCAAAGATATATACGATAACACAGAAAGAAATAAAAAGCAGCTTGAAGTCTTAATGCAAGAAGTTGTGGGTTTCATAAAAGATGGTGATACTGCGGTTCAGATAATTCCTATGTTGAAAGAGTATTTAGAAATCAATGTAAAGAATGACGACCAGTTAGTAAAGGTAGCGGCTATAGTTCAAAGGATGATAGCTACAGAATCTAAATCATCATCAGAAGATGAATTTGGTTTAAGTGATGATGAGAAAGAACAGTTGATGGCTGCGGTAGAAGATGTAGCAAGTGATGCTCAACAAAGAGCAGATCAAATATCTAAAAAATCAGATTTGATAAAGGAATAATATGTCTAATATAGGATATACAAGAAATAATACAGATTATATTCCTGAATCTGGAACTGAAACAGGTTTTATAAATAAAGCTGAAGCGGTTGAATTAATAAAAAATTATGTACAAGATTTAGAATTTTATGAGATAGAGCCAGCAGAAGTAATATTTTGTCATTTAGATCCAACTGCGCCTAATTTTCCAAAAATAGGTCAAACAAGTAATCCTGATTTAAGTAAAATGGGGTGTATTGAAATTAGCCCTCTACATTCTGAAAGTGGTGGTGGAACTTTATCAACTTTAGTAAAGCCTTTATCTAAAGCAATAGTTCAATATCCTTTAAAGGGTGAAGTAGTAAATGTAGCAGAATACAAAAACGAATTATATTATTACAATCCACTAAACAGTAAAAATAAAGTTTCTACTAATTTTTTGCCTGGCAGAGACACATTTAGAGTTAGTAAAGGAAGTACAAGCTATAATAGAACGAATGTAGCTAAACAAGGAGATACTCTAATTCAAAGTAGATTTGGATCAACAATTCATTTTGGTAGTGATAAAGATTACAAAGAACCTAATATAAAAATTACATGTGGACAGAATAAAAACAGTACTACAATGATTGATAAAGACGCAAATGAATATTATCCACACGTTCCAAATATTAATGCTGATGGAGCTAGTATCTGGATGACAACAAATGAACATATTGGTTTATCTACGGGAGCTCCAAGTAATATGAAACAAAATAGATTAGGTGGAGCTTATCAATCGGTAATAGTTTCTAATGCAGATACTCAAGCTATAAATGCTAGAAATGGTGATGTTTCAGCTTATGCAGAAAGAAATATAAATTTTGCTGCAAATGGAGGAATAAATTTAGAATCTGAATTTGGTGATATAAAACTTGGTAGTGTTGATACAAATAATCCAGTTGTTTTAGGAGATCAATTAAAAGATTTTTTAAAAACATTTTTAGATAGTGTACAGAATTTTGCAGAAACAATGGTTTCAGTAACAGATAGAAGAGATCAAGTTATAGCTTATCAAAAATTACTTTTAGATGTCAAGCTTCAGGTTGATGAACTTCAAGAAAAACCTAGCTTTCATAGTAATAAAGTTTTTATTCGTGAAAATCATAATCCTCCTGATGTGAGTCAAGAACTTGATAATCAAATATCAAAAGAGGGTAGTGAAGTTGATGAGTTAGATTTAGAAAGTATGTGGGATGATGTTAAATGGAATGAAATAGAAGATGTAAAAGATGCTGGATACGAAGTAGAAAAAGTAACCGCTGTAGCAGGAGTTAGAGGATAATGGGAATAGGAGATACAATAAGAAAAAAATTAGAAAATTCTATACAAGGGCCAATAAAAGCAAAGCAAACAGAGGTTCAAGATTTAGTAAAAAATATCAGAGAGGGTACTGGTGATGCAAAAGCAAATGCACAAAAAGCTGAAGAAATAAAGAAAAAATTGGATACTTTAGAAGAAAGAAAGAATCAAATCGAAAGTATAAAAAGTCAAATAAAATCGGCTTTAAATGCTGCTGATGCATTAAGAAAAACGGCTACTGCTACGAGAGAAGCTACTGTTATAGGATCAGCACTAAATCCAGCTGCAGCGGCTATATCTATAGTTCAAGAAAAATTAGTAGAAAAATTTAAAGAACAGGTAGAGGATGCAAGAAGTGCTATAGATAGTGTTGGTCCAGCTTTAAAACAATTAGCAAGAGGTGTAAAAAATTTAAAAGGTGATTTATCTGAAGCTTTGAAAAAAAAGGAAGAAAGAGATAAAAATAAAGCTGCACGTGATGAGCAGTTAGGAAGAGGTAGAATAAATTAAAATATTATATTTATATTAAATAGGAGTCTACGATGGCAAAAACAAACAAACTTGCAAGTCTAATTAAAGAATTAGTTAAACAAGAAGTTAAAAAACAAGTAACTGAGATATTTATTAAGGAAGGTATAAGGTCTATGACTGAAAATACATCTAAGAATGATGTAGTTGAAGTATTACCTCAAAGAAAACCCAAACCCAAAAAAGAAGTTACTTACACAAAGAATCCTGTATTGAATGATATTCTAAATGAAACTGCAAATGCTGGAACTGATGAGTATGAAGAGTATCCAACAATGACAGGCAAATCTTTTGATAGTACGAGAATGGCTGAGGCTATGGGATATGGTGGTATGTTAGGTGATGCTGAAAGTCGTAGAAAACAAGCTGCTATACAAACTGCTCAAGCAGCTGGTGCTGATACGAATAATGAAGCAGTACAAAATGTAATGCAAGACTTAACAAAAGATTACAGAGGTGTAATGAAAGCTTTAGATAAAAAAGATGGAAAAATATAATGTCGCAAATAGAAAAAGATTTAAATCCTGATATTTTTATTGGATTATCCTTACCTTTAAATTATGGAGTTCAAGGTTTTTTCAATAAGACAAAAACCCTTTTACAGCAAACTAGAAGTAATATAAAAAATCTTTTATTGACTATTAGAGGTGAGAGACTAGGAAATCCTACATTTGGTAGTGATTTAATGAGACTTCTTTTTGAACCAAACAATGAAGATTTACCACAAGCAATTGAAGAAAGTATCAGATCTTCTATAGATGAGTGGATGCCTTTTGTTAAAATTAGAAGTATAGATACAGTAACATCTCCAAGAAATCCAAACTTAATAAGCGTAAGACTTCAGTTTTCAATTGATGTAGATCAAACAATTGAAAAATTAAATTTAGATTTAGCAACAGCAGATACAAATGCGGGTGATGTTGATCTATCTGTTTTTCAGTCTACATAGTGGAGAAATTAAATGCCGTATACAGCACCTAAAAAATCAGCAAAAGAGGTTAGATATTTAAATAAAGATTTTACATCTTTTAAAGATAATTTAATTGAATTTGCTAAAGTTTATTTTCCAAATACTTATAATGATTTTAATGAAGCTTCTCCAGGTATGATGTTTATAGAAATGGCATCGTATGTAGGTGATGTGCTTTCTTATTATATAGACAATCAATTTAAAGAATCTTTATTAGCATTTGCTCAAGAAAAAAGAACTGTTTATAATATGGCTCAAACTTTTGGTTACAAACCAAAATTAGCATCTCCATCTTTAGGTAGAGTTGATGTGTTTCAAACTGTTCCTGCAAAAGCAGTTGGATCAGGAGATAGTTATGTGGTTAGACCTGATTTAGATTATTCTTTAAAAATATCTGCTGGAATGCAATTATCTTCTACCAATGGAGTAAAATTTACAACTACAGAAGATGTAAATTTTAAATTTTCTAGCTCATATGATCCTATGAAGGTAACTGTATATGAAAGTACTGGAAATGTTCCTGTAACTTATTTATTAAAAAAATCAGCTAAAATAGAAAGTGGTGATACTAAAACTGAGTATTTTAGTTTTAGTAACGCAGAAAAATATAGTAGAATTGCTTTAGCTGAGCAAGATGTTACCGAAATTATTTCTTGTACTGATGATGATGGTAACAACTGGTATGAAGTTGGTTACTTAGCACAAGATAGTGTTTTTGCTGATATGGAAAATGATGGTTTAAATGATCCTGATTTAGCAACTTTTTCAGACTCAGCTCCTTATTTGTTAAGATTAATTAAAACCTCTCGTAGATTTACTACTTTTATTAGAACTGATGGTAGAACTGAATTAAGGTTTGGTGCAGGTATAAGCGATAGTCCTGATGAGGAAATTGTTCCAAATCCTGAAAATGTTGGTTCTTCTTTACCTGGCTCACCTTCAAAGTTAGGAGAAGCACTTGATCCTTCTAATTTTTTGAAAACTAGAAGTTATGGTCAAGCACCATCTAATACAACTCTAGTAATTACTTATAAATACGGAGGTGGTGTAGATCATAATGTTAGATCTAATTCTGTAAGGGAGATAGTTTCTGCTAACTCATCAGTTCAAAATACGGTTGGTTTAAATCCAACTTTATTAGCTAATACTCAAGGCTCTTTAAAAGTTATTAACGTAAGTCCTACTACTGGTGGTAGTGGACCAGAAAGTGTTTTTGATGTAAAGCAAAATACGTTAGCTTATTTTCAAGCTCAATCAAGAGCAGTCACTAAAGAAGATTATATTGCAAGAGTTTACTCAATGCCACCAAGATTTGGTAATATAGCAAAAGCTTATATAGTTCAAGATAGTCAAATAGATCCTGCAGCTACAGTTGATGAAGTTAATACAGGCAATAGAATTTTTAATCCAATGGCTATGAACTTTTATATATTGGGATATAATGCTAATAAATTTTTAACAAATGTAAATCAAGCTGTAAAAGAAAATATACAAACTTATTTAACTCAATTTAGAATGATTACAGATGCTATAAATATCAAAAATGCATTTGTAATTAATATTGGTGTAAAATTTAATATACTTACTAGAGCTGGTTATAATAAAGAAGAGGTTACATTAAGAGCTATAGAAGTAGTAAAAGATTATTTTGATATTGATAAATGGCAAATTGGACAACCAATTGTATTAGCAGATTTAGCCTACAAAATATCAATAGTTGATGGTGTTTCAGCTATAGTTCCTCCTGAAGATAATGATACGGATTCTAGTGTACAAGATAAACCAGTTATACAAATAACAAACAAATATAATTCAGCAGCTGGTTATTCGGGTAATTTATATGATATAAAAAGTGCTACTAAAAATGGTATAGTTTATCCATCAGCTGATCCTAGTATTTTTGAATTAAAATATCCTGGTAATGATATTGAAGGAAGGGTGGTTGGTGATTCTACTGGTACATCAGAAACAGGTCAAGGAGGTAGCTACTAATGCATTATTTTATTTTTCCAGAAATTGATACTACTTTGTATTCACGAACAGGAAGTAAAAATACAGGTCTTGATCAAATATTAGAAATTAGAAAAGACCAAAAATCTGATGGTACAATGATTGGTGTTTCTCGCATTTTAATGAAATTTGATTTGTCTTACATATCATCATCTATGGTTAGAGGTACAATAACAAATCCAAAATTTTACTTAAATTTATATGATGCCAACCCAACTAATCTATCATACAGTCAATCACTATGGGCTTGGCCTGTAAGTCAAAGTTGGGTGGTTGGTGAAGGATTTGATCATGATAGTCCTGTAACTCAACAAGGTGTTAGTTGGGATTTTAAAACAGGAGCTGAAGAAGAGGATTATTGGAGATTAGAAAACTCACAATCTTATAATCAAGGTGGTACGTGGCATGACGATGTATATGCTTCTCAGTCATTTGTTTGGGGAACTGAAGATATGAGAATGGATGTAACTCCAATTGTTAATAAATGGTTAGATAAAACTTACGAAAATGAAGGATTTATATTAAAAAGAAGTGGTAGTTTAGTAACTCCTACACCAAGCGGAGATGGTGATGAAGGTAATACTAAAATGTTAGGAAACTTTTCATTTTTTTCAAGACAAACTAATACCATATATCCACCAAAATTAGAAGTTGAGTGGTATGATACAAAATGGAATACTGGTTCTTTAGAAGCTTTATCATCAACAGATTTAGAAGATTTACAATTCTATATGAAATCATTAAGGCCTGAATATAAAGAATCATCAAAAGTAAAATTTAGAGTAGTTGGTAGAGAAAGATACCCTACAAAATCTTATTCAAACACATCGTCAGAGTATTTAACCGTAAAATATCTACCAAGCGGTAGTATTGATAGTATAGGTGGTGATGGTGCTTACTATTCTGTTTTAGATGCGGATACAGATGATGTTATAGTTCCGTTTGGTTCTGGCTCTCTAATTAGCTGCGATTCAACAGGAAACTATTTTAATCTTTGGATGGATGGGTTTCAAGCTGAAAGGTTTTATAAATTTGAATTCAAAGTAATTAGTGGTAGTGGAACTGTTGATGAAACTGTAGAATACTTTGATGATAATTTTACATTCAAAGTGGTGAGATAAAATGCCGTACATTATAGCAGAACCTTGTGTTGGAACTTGTGATACAGCCTGTGTAGAGGTTTGTCCAGTTGATTGTATTCACGGGCCATATGATAAGGAAGGATCTGGAGCTGAAGCAAAAGAAGATGGATTTGTACCAAAAGA